AAGCAACACTGCCCACGGGCAAATGGAACGCGCAGTGGATGCAAAACCCAACAGCTGAAGAAGGTGCAATATTAAAACGAGAGTGGTGGCGTATCTGGGAACATGATTGGATACCACAATTACACCATGTTATACAAAGTTATGATACAGCGTTTCTTAAAAAAGAAACAGCTGACTATTCTGCTATTACTACTTGGGGTATATTTTACCCAGACGAAGACTCAGGTCCTAACTTAATGTTGCTTGATGCAATAAAAGGACGGTATGAGTTCCCTGAATTACGTAGACTAGCGTTAGAGCAGTATAAGTATTGGCAACCTGAATCTGTTATCGTTGAAGCAAAAGCATCCGGTTTACCTCTTACATATGAGTTAAGGCAAATGGATATACCAGTTGTGAACTTCACACCGTCACGTGGAAACGATAAACATTCACGTGTAAATGCGGTTGCACCTTTATTTGAATCTGGTATGATATGGTGTCCTGAGCAGAAATTCGCAGATGACGTCATGGAAGAGTGCGCTGCGTTTCCGTATGGGGATCATGATGATTTAGTTGACTCGACTACTCAAGCAATCATGCGATTCAGACAGGGAGGATTATTACAACACCCTGAAGACTATGTGGATGAACCACAACAGGAACGTAAAAGGAAATATTATTAATGTCGGCAATAAAAATTATACAATCGGTAGCTAGAAAATCATTGATGAAGGATCAAGGTTCTGGAATTAGAAGTATACCTAGTAGAATGGAAGCCGAAGCCGAAGCAGGTTCAATAGCAGCAATTTTGCAAAGCGCAGGACTGCCTCTACAACAATTAGATGATTATATTCGATCGGAAGCAGATGTTTTAAAATATTTAAATATAATTAAAAATGCAAATAAGCCAAGAGTAATAGCTGGAGACAGTCCCGAGGGTAGAGGTATTACAGAAGCATTACTTGGAAAACAAAATAATATTGTAGATATGACTGGTAAAAAAATTGACCCTAGTCAAGGTATCATGGGTGGTAAATCTGTAAAAGAATTAATGGACTCTGGTCAAGTTAGTAAAGGTGCCAGAGGCATGAAGAAAAGTAAAAAAGTTCAAGACCGAGAAATGTTTCAAGCAGCCAATAAAAGACTTACTTTAGATGTAGATGGTATTATTAAAAATATAAAATCTATGGAACCGATCACTGCTATGAAAGAAGCAAACTCTGTAATAGCTAGAAAAGGTAAATACAAAAATTTAACACCACAACAATCTAAAAAAATATTACAAGACACTGAAGATCATATCTTTGAAAGAAATATACCAGAAGATCCAGAAGACTTTGCAACGGGCGGAAGAGTAGCTTTTCAAGGGGGTGGAGCAGATGCTTCAACAACTTCTTTTTCAAAATCTTATGATAAAATACATGGCACTAATACTGTAAGTAAAGCTAATAAAACTGTTGATGCACAACAAGCAGAAGGTCAAAGAGATGCTGACAACACTAACAGGAGAATAGAAGCTAATCGACAAGCAGGATCTTCTGAAATATTTCCACCAAAAGAAACTATAATAGATAAAATAAAAAACAGTCGTTTATACAATAGTCCTTCTGCTAGACTTTTAGGTAGAACTGCTTTGTATGCATATAATCCATCACTAGGAATAATGGATGCAAGAAAAGCTATTGAATTAAAAAGAGTATACGATATTGCACAACAAGAAATTAATAATCCAGTATTTAACGAAGAAGATTTAACATTAGGTTTAATTACGGACCAACAAGCAAAAGAAATTGATAAAGCATCTAAGATGGCTAATTTAATGAATGACACAGGTAAATTAACCGACATAGAGAAAAATACTATTTTTGAAAATGTTAAACCTTTTGATGATAAAGGTTCGTCAGGAGTTTTTGGAATAGGTGCAAAAGATGCTGAACCTATGACACGTGAAGAGTTTGATGCTTATGTAAAAGAAAAAGGTTATGCAACAGGTGGACGTGCTGGTTTTAATAATGGTGGTTCTGTAATTAAATTATTAGATGGAACTACGGTTCAAATTCCTGCTGGTTCTTACGGAAAATATGGTTTAAAAGATTATATATATTCTAGTAGTAAAGGTGATTTAACTAAAGATGAAATAATACCTCTTTTAGTTCCTTCTGGTGCTAGTTATGCAACAGGTGGAATAGCAAGAGCAAACTTTGTAGGTGGTGGCATGGGCCGTAGAGAATTTTTAAAAATGCTGGCAGGACTAGGTGGTGGTATCGCTGCAGCTAAAACAGGTTTACTAAAATTAGCTGGTAAAGAACCAGCTAAACAAGTTGCAAAAGAAGTTGTGCAACAATCAACAACTACACCTCCTCCATATTTCTTTAAGCTTGCAGAGAAAATTAAAAAACTTGGTAGTGATACAACTCCTACCAATGATAGAACAATAGCTAAATCTTTAAAATCTAAAGACGGTAAATCAGATTATATATTAGAAGAAGATGTAACATCTGGAGATACTATTATTAAAAAGGTTAATAAAGAAGGTGATGAAATGATCACTGATGTAGAAATTATGGAATTTAGAAAAGGTGAAGTTGTTAAAGGTAAAGATGGTAAAGCAATGAAAACTCCAGATGAGTATGAAGAAGTTACAGAAGCTAACATGAGAATTGAAGGAGATACATTTAATGATCCTTATTATTCAGATGGAATTGAAATAGATGATATACTAAGAGAAGTAGATGATATACCTGTACCAAAAGCATCAGGCGGTATCGCTAGAATGTTGGGTGAGTAATGGATCTCTTTAAAAGAATACAAGACCTAAGTGCCATCTACGATGACGATGGTCCAAGCGCCATGGTCCAAGAACCACGGAACATGTTTGCAGATGGCCAGTTAGTACGACCAAATGACGATGGATCAAGGCCAGGGTATTCTGGAGTTAAAACAAAAGAACGAAATAAAGCTGCCAAATATTTTTATAAAACCACTTATGAAAATATTTTAGACATGCCTATAACACAAGACAGAACAAACAAACTTTTCCGTATAAATCAAAATATTATAAAAAATGATGATAAATTTGTTAAACCTATGTCTACAAAAGACCGAGCTCAACTAGCTGTCGACAAACGTCTAATAGAAGACAAGAAAAATTTTTTTAACACAGATAAAGGCAAGCAATTAAAATGGGTTGCAGATAATGGTAAAAATTATTCTTCTCCAGATAAAATGGTAAAAGATTTTTTAACTAAATTTAAAATAAAAAATTTAAAAAACTCTGCTATTTTTAAAGGTGTTATACCAGCCCCAAGAGATGGAAATATGGTTATAGGTTTAAATATGTTGGAAGGAGAAAAATACAATATTATAGGGACACAAACAATTCCAAAAGGAAGAACATCTTCAAGACCTTTAAGCTCGTTTAACTATAAAAGTGGCAATGAATCAAATCTTTTTAAACTTTCTATGATTCAAAATAATCCAAAAGTTTCTACTAATTTAAAAAATGCTTTTCAAAATATTAAAAAAGATCATTCTATTCTTAAAAAAGAGTCTAGGATTTTAGGTGTTGATGACGCTTTTAAAACGTTAAATAAAAAAGAATATCTAGTTCTTAAAGATTTTGGTTTTATTAAAAATGGACTTGGGTCAGGAGCTATAAATAAAACTTTACGAAGAAATGGTATAATTGATGACGAACAAGTTTTTAATTTTCAAGAAATTCGTAATCCAATAATGCATACTAATAATATTATTAAAAGTTTGAGATTTGATTCAGGACGTAAATCTTTTAATTTAAGTAAAGCAGATGCTGATAAAGTTATGAAAGGATGGGATAGAGTTTCTAGTGGATTTGATGATGCAAATAATTTTGTTAAACAAATGGATAGTTATTTAGGAGAAGGTAAATTTAAAAAAGTATTTGGAAATACTACTTTTGACCATGTTTTAGCAAAAGAGTTTGGAAAACGATATAAAGATTTGCCTAAAGATTTATTACTAAGAGGAAAATATACTACAACAACATTTAATCAATTAAAATTAAAAACATTTGATCAACCTTTACTTGCTTTAGTAGAAAAATACAATACGGCAACAGGAGACAATAAAAAAATAATAAGTCAACAAATAAAAAATCTTTATAAAGATTTTAATGCTCGAACAAATAATTATTTAAAAGATTTTACACCTGAGTTTAAAGAAAAAGTAACTTTTAAATTTTCTAAACCAGACTTTTCACAAGTTGGACGATATGATCAATCAACTTTGGCTGCTAGAGAAATGAAAAACATTTTTAAAATGAAAAATTTAAATGAAGGAACTGGAAAATATGATTATTCTAAAGATCAATTAAATCTTTTTAAAAAAGAACAAAAAAAAATTGTTTCTCAATTAGAAAAACTAGGTTGTGGTAAACCAGCAGGCGGTAGAATTTTAATGAGCAATGGTGGTGCAACATTAACTAAATGTGCAAAAGCAGGACAAAAAAAATTAAATTTAGGTTTAACAAATGGCTTTGATAAAACTGAAGGAGAGTTAGCAAAAAAAATATTACAAGCTGGTAGAGGAATGGGTAGTATGTTTGCATTAAGAAATATATTAGGTCCAGCGGCGGTTGGTTTTACTGTGGCTGCAGAAGCAGGGTTAGTTGGTTATGATATGTTAGCAACAGGTAAATCATTTAAAGAAGCAGTGGGAAGTAGTTTATTTAATTATGCACTAGGAGATAAAACTCAAATAGATAATAAAAAATTAAGATACCAAGGTTATGCAGACGCTGGAGTAGATGCAAATCAAATAGGTAAAATATCTGCTTATGAAAATGCAATAGATGAAATGAATAATACGTTTGGAGAATTTAACGAAGAAAACAGACTTTATAATATTGCTGTAAACCAAAAAGGTAAAGGTAGAATACCTGAACAAAGATTTCAAAAAATAAAACAACAACAAGCAGAAAATTTCTACAATCAAGCAGATAAAAACAAAGCATTAATTCAAGATCTAGCAAGAACACAAACAGAAGATAGATTAGATAAAGCTATTGATCCCATGGTGCCAGCTCTAATGTCTGATGCAGACGCAAAAAGAAAAGCAATGCAAATGACAAAACCATCAACTGTTGCTTTTGGAAATTTTATGGATACAACATTTCCTTCAGGGTTTTTTAGTGATACAACTTATGCAGAAGATAGAGATAAAGCTATAAACTATATGCCAGCTGTGCAAGAGTATTATAGAGGTAATCAGTTTGCAGGCGGCGGTATAGCAGGGTTATCTGGCGGTGATCCAGAAGGTGCAATGACAAGATCTATGAACCCTGATTCACAAGGGTTGCAAGGTCTATTTAATCGTGTTAAGAAGATATAGGAGTAATAAATGGCAGATATAGATAAAGGACTCCCTAACACTAGAACTAAAATTGAAATCCCTTCAGAAGAAGAGATGGCAGAAGAAGTTAGTGTTCAGGAAGAAACAGAAGATCAAAAAGGACCTGTAGAGGTTATCCCAGAAGAAGACGGTGGAGTTACATTAGACTTTGATCCAAATGCAATTAATGTATCGGGAACACAAAGTCATTTTGATAATTTAGCAGATATTTTACCAGAAGAAAGTGTTGAACCTATTGGAAACGAAATGGTTCAAAACTATATGGATTACAAATCTTCTAGAAAAGAATGGGAGAGTGCATATACAACTGGACTAGATCTTTTAGGTTTTAAATATGAAAACAGAACTGAACCTTTCCAAGGAGCCAGTGGTGCAACACACCCAGTTTTAGCAGAAGCAGTAACACAATTTCAAGCTCAAGCTTACAAAGAATTATTACCAAGTGATGGTCCTGTTAGAACACAGGTTATAGGAATTAAAAACCCAGCAACAGAACAACAAGCACAACGTGTTAAAGATTATATGAATTATTTAATTATGGACACAATGAAAGAATACGAATCTGAATTTGATTCTATGTTATTTCATTTACCATTAGCTGGATCTACATTTAAAAAAGTTTACTACGACGTACCACTTGGAAGAGTGGTATCGAAGTTTGTACCAGCGGATGAATTAATTGTACCGTATACAGCTACCTCATTAGATGATGCGGAAGCAGTTATTCATACCGTGAAAATTTCAGAAAACGAATTAAGAAAACAACAAGTCAACGGATTCTACAGTGATGTAGAGTTAGGTCCTCCAGGCACAGATACTAATGGAGAACTATCTAAAAAAGAACGTGAACTAGAAGGAACTAAGAAGACAGGTAAGAACGAGCCTGTTTACACTTTGTTAGAGTGTCATGTTAATTTAGACTTAGAAGGTTTTGAAGATGTTGGAGCAGATGGTGAACCAACAGGAATAAAATTACCTTACCTCGTTACAGTCGATGAAGGTAGTAGAAAAGTTTTGTCTATAAGACGAAACTATGCGCCCGATGATCTAAAGAAAACTAAAATCCAATATTTTGTCCACTTCAAATTTCTGCCAGGACTAGGATTTTATGGCTTTGGATTAATTCATATGATTGGCGGATTGAGCAGAACGGCAACGGCTGCTCTCCGTCAATTATTAGATGCTGGAACTTTAGCTAACTTACCTGCTGGATTTAAACAGCGTGGAGTTAGGGTTAGGGATGAAGCATCACCAATACAACCAGGTGAATTTAAAGATGTAGATGCACCAGGTGGAAATTTAAGAGATGCATTCTTTCCATTACCATACAAAGAACCAAGTCCTACATTGTTACAATTACTTGGAGTAGTTGTACAAGCTGGTCAAAGGTTCGCGGCTATTGCTGATATGCAAGTGGGTGATGGTAATCAAGGCGCTGCAGTTGGAACGACAGTTGCACTTCTTGAACGTGGATCACGTGTAATGTCTGCAATACATAAAAGATGTTACGCAGCAATGAAGAATGAATTTAAATTACTATCTAAAATAGTTTCACAATACCTACCACCAGAATATCCTTATGATGTTGTAGGTGGTGCAAGAAATATTAAACAAGCTGACTTTGATGATAGAGTAGATGTGGTTCCTGTAGCGGACCCTAATATATTCTCAATGAGTCAAAGAATAACTTTAGCTCAAACACAATTACAAATAGCAACATCAAACCCACAACTTCATAACATGTATCAAATTTACAGAAATATGTATAATGCAATTGGAGTTAAAGATGTTGATGCAGTTTTACCTCCACCAGCGCCAACGGCACCGATGGACCCAAGTTTAGAACACATAAATGCGTTAGGTGGAAAACCTTTTCAAGCTTTTCCAGGACAAGATCACCAAGCACACATTACAGCTCACTTAAATTTTATGTCAACTAATATGGTTAGAAATAGCCCTGCTGTTATGGCTGCAATACAAAAAAATATATTAGAACACATTTCAATTATGGCTCAAGAACAAGTACAATTAGAGTTTAGAGAGCAAATGATGCAGATGCAACAAATGCAACAGATGGCTGTAACTAATCCAGAGGTTCAACAACAGCTACAAATGTTAAATAATCAAATTGAAGCAAGAAAAGCTGTGTTGATTGCTGAAATGACTGAAGAATTTATGAAAGAAGAAAATAAAATCACTTCACAAATGGATTCAGACCCACTATTAAAACTAAAATCACGTGAAGTTGACCTAAGAGCAATGGAAAATGAACGAAAAAAAGAAGCTGATCAAACAAAAGCTGATTTTGATAGAGCAAAATTGATGCAAGCAAGAGATTTAGCTGAAGATAAGATGGATCAGAACGAAGAATTAGCAGAATTAAGAGCAGGAGTAAGTCTTGCAAAAAAAAATAATGCTAATATAAACTAATAAAGGTAAATATTATGATGAACTATAAAAAAGCAAAACAAATAGCAGTTCCAAGTCAGAATATAGAAGTAGATCCAAGATCTAAGACTACAGCTGATGGTGCTTTCAATTATCTTCCTACAGGAGATAAAGAAAAAGTTAGAGGAACTAAAAGAATGTTAGCTGAAAAGAAAAAAACAGCTACTTGGTACTAATATGTGGTTTTCGGCAATTAAATTAGCCGTCTCTGCTGGTAGTAAAATTTATGCTAACA